ACCGAGGCCGACGGCACCGAGATCTGGAGCGTGGCAACGGCTCTCGATCACGACGACCAGCTGCGCATCGGGCTGCTGCCCGAGGGTGTCTCCATCGTCGCCCCCATCGACACCGACGAGGGCGACCGGCTGACGGTGCGCTGGAGGAAGCCGTGAGCGCCCGGGTGGCGTGTGTCGTCACCATCTTCATCGGTGCGCTGTGGGCCGTCCTGGGCCTGCTGTTCGCCGAGTCCGATCCCGTCCATGACATGGGCCTCGGCGCGGTCGTGGCCGCCGCCGGCTGGCTCGGTCTGGGCTTCCTGAACTGGGAGCGACGATGAAGGGCATCAACGCCTGGGTCATCCGCGAGCTGATGGCCAAGTACCCGCGGATCCCGTTCGACGGCGCCGCCTGTGCCGAGGTCGACCCTGAGCTGTTCTTCCCCGAGCACAACGCCAGCCAGGCCAACGCGAAGCTGGTCTGCCGCCGGTGCCCGGTGCTGATGCAGTGCGCCGAGTGGGTCCTGAACTCGCCGTGCCATGAGCACGGCATCTGGGGCGGCATGAACGAGCGCGAGCGCCGCGACGCGCGGTCGGCGCGCGGCATGAGCAGCAAGCTCGCGGGCGTCGTGGACGACAAGTGCGGCACCGCGGCCGGCGCCAAGCGGCATTACCGGCGCAACGAGGTGCCGTGTGTGGCCTGCCGGCGGGCCGTGGCGATCGCGAAGGCGGCGAGGCGATGACGACCTGCCTCAAGTGCGACCGCGAGCCGACCCGCCGCGGCATGTGCCACAACCACTACGAACAGCACCGCCTTCGCCAGGTCGCCTATGGGCGGTGGCAGAGCAGCTACGTCGGCACCGAGGAGGTGCGCCGCCACATCCTGATGCTGAAGGCACAGGGCATGGGCGACCGGCGCATCGCTGAACTCGCGGGCACTGCGCGCAACAACGTCCGCGAGGTGCTTCGGGGACGGACCGGACGGGGCTGCTCGCAGAAGATGTTGCGACGCAACGCCGATGCGATCCTGGCCGTCGAACCCGACATCGCACCCGGAGCCCGGGTCGACGCCTGCGGAACCGTGCGCCGGCTGCGCGCCCTGGTGGCCATCGGCTGGACACAGAACGAATTGTGCGCCCGCATCGGCGTGATGCCCACCAATGGCTGCCAGCTGTTTCTGGGCAACCGCGACTACGTCGTCGCGGCCACCGCCAAGCGGGTCGCCGAGGTGTTCGACGAGCTGTCCATGACGCCGGGACCGTCGCAGCGTTCCCGCAACCGCGCGCGCCAGAACCGCTGGGCGCCGCCGCTTGCTTGGGACGACGACATCGACAACCCCGATGCCACACCGAATCAGGGCGAGCGGCGCGCGCTGAAGTTCGACGAGCGGTTCCTCGAACTGCGCGAGTTGGGTTACTCCGACGTCGAGATCCTGCGCCGCTGGAAGGTCAAGCCGGAATCGCTGGTGCGCCAGATGGAGCGCTACGGCATCAGCAAGTCGCCCGAGCTGGTCACTCTCGCCACCTCGCGGCGCTGGCATCACGGGAAGGCATCATGACCGACTGCACCTGCGGCCACGCCGCCATCGGTCACAGTGACGGAACAGGCCGATGCCTCGGCGAGTGCTACGACGGCGAACTGGACACCATCTACCGGTGTCTGTGCCACGCCTACCGAGCGCCGGCCATGACCGTCGCTGAGCAGCTCGACGCCGCCGAGACCGGCGAACAATGGGGCACGGTCGTGCTCGGTCTGTTCTCGGCGCTGGAGAAGGGCCTGTGATCACCCTCGGCTGCCGCTGCGGCCACACGCTCACGGCCCACACCCACAGCGACGTCGAGGACCGGACGTGCCAGGCGTGCATCCACTGCGGCAAGGGCCTGCTGACGCACAAGCCGCACATGGCGTGCCCGTTCCAGAAGTGCGCCTGCAAGGACTGGCAGCGGGTGGGTAAGTGAGCGACACCTACTGCCCTGCACGGCAATCCAGGTTCGACGGCTGGTCCGGGGTCTACCCGCGCTGCGCGCTGGCACCCGGCCACACCGGACCGCATAAGACGACCTACGGCGAGAAGTTTGACGACAAAGGGGAAACGATATGACCACCGCGACACCGAAGAAGCGCGCACCGCGCGCCGCCAAGGCGGCGGACAAGCCCGAGCACACGCTGACCTATAACGACACCAGCCACGCCTATTACCTCAACGGCAAGCGCTGCAAGTCGGTCAGCACGGTGGCCAAGGTGCCCACCGACACCTACTCGCTCGAGAAGTGGCAGCAGCGTCAGGTCGCCATCGGCCTGGCCGCCGAGCCCGAACTGATCGAGAACATCGCCGCCCATATCGACAACAAGGACCGCCTCGACGACATCGTCGAGCATGCCAAGCGGGCGGCCAAGGCGCACCAGGCCGCCGACCGGGGGACGCAGATGCACCGGGTACTCGAACTGGTGCTGCTCGGCCAGGATGAGAAGCTGCTCACCGCGCAGCAGAAGGCCGACGCTGAGGTGCTCAAGCGCACCCTGGACCGGTACAAGCTGACCCCGCACCAGAACATGGCCGAGCAGTTCGTCATCTGGCCGGAGTACACCATCGCCGGCCGGTTCGACGCCGTCCTCGAGGCACCGGACGGCACGCTGGTGCTCACCGACCTGAAGTCGGGGCCGAACGCGGTGCTCTACCCGCAGTCGGTGGCCATCCAGCTCGCGCTGTACGCCCGGGCGCCGATGATGTCGGCCGGTATTCACACCGCGAACGACCGGGCCACCATCACCGAGTGGCAGCCGATGCCCGAACGGCTCGACAGCCGCTACGGCTACGTCCTGCTGGTCACACCGCAGGACACCGTCGGCACGCTGCACCGCATCGACATCCAACATGGCTGGGCCGCAGCGCAAATGGCGCTGCGCATCGTGGAATGGCGCAAGAAGTACAACTACGGCCGCGACATCGCCACCGAAGTCACCGAGTTTGAGAAGCCTAAGCCGGTCGCCACCTGGGAGTCGTTGGCCGCGAACGCGACTGATCTCGAACGCCTGCGCGAGATCTGGAAGCGCGCCGCTGAGCTCGGGCAACTCAGCGAGGAACTCAAGGCGCTGATCATGGCGCGCAGCGCGGAGGTCGCGGCGTGAGCTACTCAGAGTTCCTCGCGGCGCGCGCGCAGCTGTCCGACTCGGGTGGATTCGAGCCCATCGACCTGCCGTCGCACCTGTTCGACTACCAGACCAACCTCGTCGAGTGGGCAGTACGACAAGGGCGCGGCGGCATCTTCGCCGACTGTGGCCTCGGTAAGACCCCAATGGCGCTGGCATGGGCTGAACAGGTCAACCGACACACCGGTAAGCCGGTGCTGTTCCTGACCCCGCTCGCTGTCGGGTTCCAGATCGCCACCGAGGCAATCAAGTTCGGACATGACGCCGCGTTATCCAGGGATGGCAGCATCACCGCTCCGATCACCATCACCAACTACGAACAGTTGGCCAAGTTCGACTGGACGGACTTCGGCGGCGTGGTCTGCGACGAATCGTCAGCCATTAAGTCCTTCGATGGATCGCGCCGAGCCGAGGTCACCGAGTTCATGCGGCGCATCCAGTACCGGCTACTCGGGACGGCTACCGCAGCGCCGAATGACTACATCGAACTGGGCACGTCCAGCGAGGCGCTCGGCTACATGGGCTACATGGACATGCTGTCCAAGTTCTTCATCAACGACAACCGCTCGGTCTCGTCGCGAGGCCGGGACATGGGCGGTAAGGCGCTGGAGTGGCGACTCAAAGGTCATGCCGCGGAGCCGTTCTGGCGCTGGGTGTCGACGTGGGCTAGGGCCATGAGGAAGCCATCCGACTACGGCTATTCCGATAGCCGGCACAACCTCCCGCAGTTGAAAGTCCGCGAGATGTTGGTGGATGCGAAGAGCCCCGCCGAGGGTGTCCTGTTCGAGGTTCCCGCCCATGGCTTACGGGAGGAAGGCGAGGAGAACAAGCGAACGCTCGTCGAACGGTGCGAGGCCGCCGCGGGCGCGCTGGCCGACGCTGAACGCGGTGTCGCATGGTGCCACCTCAACCCGGAGTCGGCGCTACTGACCAAGCTGATCGACGGGGCCGTCGAGGTGTCAGGCTCCGAACACGCAGACGCCAAGGAAGAGAAGCTCGCCGCGTTCACCCGTGGGGAGATCCGCGTCCTGGTGACCAAGCCATCCATTGGCGCGTGGGGGCTGAATTGGCAGCACTGCCACCGCATGACCTACTTCCCTAGTCATTCGTATGAGCAGTGGTATCAAGCGATCCGCCGCTGCTGGCGATTTGGCCAACAGAACCCCGTCGAGGTGGACGTCATCACCACCGAGGGCGGATCTCGCGTGTTAGCGAATCTGCAACGCAAGTCCGATCAAGCCGACCGCATGTTCACCGAACTGGTCGCACATATGAACCATGCCCGATCCATTGATGCCCACCGCTACAACAAGACCCTGGAGGTTCCCGCATGGCTGGCGTCCTAGACCAACAAGTGACTGACCGGTGGGCGATTTACAACGCCGACTGCCTCGACATGCTCGCGGCGATACCCGACAACAGCATCCACGCCACGATCTACTCGCCACCGTTCGGTGGGTTGTACCACTACAGCTCCGATGATCGTGATCTGTCCAACGCCCGCAGCTACGACGAGTTCTTCGAGCACTACGGGTTCGTGATCCGCGAGAAGTTCCGGGTCACCGTTCCCGGCCGCCTATCCGGTGTTCATGCCGCCCTCGTCCCCTCGGGCAATAGCGGCAAGGACTCCTATACCGACTTCCCCGGTGATGTGATCCGCGCGCACCAGGCCGCCGGCTGGCTGTTCGTATCGCGGCACGTGATCTGGAAAGAACCACTCGCAGTGCGTAACCGGACGATGGCAAAGAACCTCGCACACAAGACGATCTGCGACAACGCCGCTTTCGGAGGAGTGGCGGCGGCTGACGAGCTGCTGGTGTTCCGCAAGCCCGGTGACGAGCAGCCGATCAGCCACCCGTTTGGGTTGATGAACGGGTATGCGGGCGCCGAGCCGATCCCTGCGGAACTGCTGGAACTGCGCGGCATGGACGGCGACCAGAAGACCAACCGATACTCGCACTGGATCTGGCGCCGCTACGCCTCGTCAGTGTGGGACGACGTTCGCCAGAATCGGGTGCTGCCGTTTCGGGAGGCCCGTGGCGAGGACGACGAGAAGCACGTACACCCATTGCAACTGGACGTGATCGAACGGTTCCTCGATCTTCGGTCTCGGCCGGGCGAGCGAGTCCTGACGCCGTTCATGGGCGTCGGGTCCGAGGTATATGCCGCTGTTCAGATGGGCCGGTTCGCGATAG